CCCGCCGTCGAGGTCTTGGCCCCGCCGAAGTCCAGCACGACCACCGACGGGTTGGTGTAGGTGTGCGTGGGTGTGCTGTTGTAGATCAGCGCACCATAGGCCGTGATCGTCGCCGACGTGAACGTCAGATCGGCGAAGTCCGTGAACGCCGTCGTGCCGCTCGTCGTAGGATCAACGCGAGTCAGTGTTCCACCACCAGCCGAATACGAACCAGAGGCGCTGACCTCGTTGGTCGCCGTGTAGGCCGTGGTCGCAGCCGTGAACGACGCGCTGTTGTCGTACAGCGCGAGTTTGAAGGTGTCTCCGCCGGTAAGGCGGAAGTCGTGCACCGCCTCAAGCAGTTGCTGCTTGAACGACGTACACATGAAGTTGCCGGTGAACGCCACGTCAGAGCCTCCTTACCAGATCAGCAAGCCCCGGATGGCCCGCGTCATTCAGCGCATTATACACAGTAGTCCGGTCACTGTGAACCGCCTGCTTCAGATACTGCAAAACCACCTGCTCCACACGGCCCTTGAAGGCGTGCGCCTGCTCGCGGATAGGCTCAGGAGCGGTGTCCGCAACAGACACGATCTTGTCCGCGCACTTTGCCGCCAACTCCTCGGGCGTGAACCCGCGGTTCGAGGTCGTGTTGACCGTCACGAGTTGCGCATAGCGCGGCAACTCCATCGATGCCCCAAGCATTACTGTTTCGCCCTTACAACCTTGCCAACTCTGTACTCGTCCGTCGTTTCCTTGGCCTCGCCGAGCATCTTGATACCGACCAGAGACTCTTGGAACCGTTGGTTGTACAGGGCCATGACGTCCTGCTCGCCCTTCATGAAGATGTAAGCCTCGACCAGCGCCCCGTAGAGCATGGTCAGTTCGGCATTCTCGCTCAACCAGGTCGTTCCGCTTTCAGGTCCTGCCGTCAGGCTGGCGGGACGATACAGGTAATGCAACTCCATTACATAGTTCGTCGCTGGTGTCGGCGACAAAATGAAGTTGTCCACATCAAACTGGGCGTAGTACCGCGGCACACCCGTCGTCGTCGCATCGGGAGTGTACGTCTGCAGGAACGAGACATCCTTGAAGTCGATGAATGTCTTCGAACCAGAGACCTCGTAACTCAGCGAGAACGGAGCCAAGAAGTCGTTCGGGCAGGCCAGGTACTTGTTCGATGCGGTAGCATTCGCCGTGACGTTCTTGCGGAACAGGTCAAGCTGCACGCTCTTCAGTATCCGCTCTTCCGCGATGCGGATGAACAACGGAAGGTTGTTCACGAACGTCGTTTCCGTGTTCTGCGTGTAGTCCTGGATGGCTTGCTTCAGCTGCGCGTAGGTAAAGCTCATGTCGTCCTCACCGTAACAAAGCCAACCTGTCCCTGTGCCACCATCCGATTGGGCGGGTTTACGCCGTTGTCAGGCGGGCCACCAACCGGGTTCCAACTCCATTGGACGTTGCGCTGCTCCACAAGATCCTGCTCAGGTCTCGGGTTCTGCAGGGCCTGTGGGTCAGGACCCACTTTCGGAGGAAAGAGTTGCGGATGCTTGGGGTCGAACTCGTCAGGCCCAACCAGCGCCCCAGTCCACTCGCGCTTCATCTCGCGCAAGCGATATCGGAACCCGGACCTGTCCGATACACCCCACGCCCACTTGCCGCTCGCAAACGCCATCAGATGTACCTGCTGTCCGGTTGCAAGAACAAGGACACCCGATCTCGGTCCTCGTCCGCCGCACGCATGAACTCTTCCTCATAGACCGCTTTCAGAATCTGCATGCGGTCAGGCGCCCGCTTCATCGCGATGTAGTAGGCTAGGCCAGCGACCATGCACGGGTAGAAGCGGAACGGCATATCGGTCGTATTGACCATCGTGTCCGCGTCCTGCAACCGACGCACATAGTAGTAGACCAGTTGATCCGTCGAGTTCTGCGGCGTTTGCCACAGCGTGATGACCGGCTGGATCTGCCTGTTGAAGTAGAACTGGCTCGGCATGCCCTGATCCGTCTTGTTCGGGAAGTCTAAATACTCCCCGCGACTGATCCGATCCATCTGGTAATCCGTACCATCCCTACGCAGGACCATCTCGAGGATGTCCACGACATCCGCCGCCAGCGTGTAGGTCGAAACGCCTTGCGTCACCGTCTGAGATGCCTGCGTCACCGTCCACAGGTTCAGGCCGCGATTGGCCCAGTCCGCGAACATCAGGTTCAGAGACCGTCTTGCCGTGCGCGCGTCGTAGCCGGTACGGACCTCTAGCCCGCACCGCTCATACGCCTCCTCGATGATCTCACCGACATCAAGGTTGAAGTCTCTACTGCCTGACGTTGTCATGTCAGCCCCTTATCGGACAGGACGCGGACGCTTGGGGTCAACCATGGGCGTCGGACGCGCCACAGGCTTCACAGGCGCCACAGGCATCGGTCGTCTGGGGTCTACAATCGGCTTCGGACGACCCATCCCAGACTTGCTGCCATCTCCCATTTTCTTCATTTCGAGGATCCTCTCTTTGCCACCGATACCCTGCGTGGCGCCCCCGCAGGTTGACCCAGCGCCGCCTTCTCTCGGATCTTGCTGCGCTTTTCCGAAGACGACATCTCACCAGACGTCTTCGGAGTCTTCTCGCTGACCCGCTTGCTCGGCCTGCAGTAAGGCACGCCGCGCTTCTCGCCTTCCTGACGCCCGCAAGGTTTGCCCGTGCGGACATCCTTCCAGTCCTCCTGAAACCATCGCTTCAGCGCAGCGCCCTTTTCGGTCTTCCGCACCATCACTTTGAACCTTTCTTCTTCGCAGAAGACTTGGTCCCCCAGTTCTTGGCACCAACCTTGCGGCACTTGGCAATCGCTCCGCTTGCGTAAGCGGAGGGGAAGACCTTGTACCGGGCCTTCACCTTTTGGTAGCAGGCGTCCTTCGGCATCAGGCCTTCTTACCCATCGCCATCTGCTTGCGCGGGCTGCACATGGACTGATCGACCTTACCGCCCTTGGCGTAGCCCTTGACCATCCCGCCGCCCATCATTTTCTTCTTGACCATGCCGCCTTTGCGCATGCCCTTCGATCCACAGCCAGCCATAGGAGCCTCCATTACTTGCTTGGCCATACTACCACGGTTCATCACTTCCGCACCACCGTTTCCGAAAAGATCGTGTCCAGCTTCGCCGTCCGTCGGATGTAATCCTCCCAGAGCGGCTTGATCATATCTCGGCTCTCGGTCACATGTACCGACATCACCTGAACCTGCGCGTTGAGGTTGTAGAGCGTCAGCGCCGTCCACGCCAACAGACTCACAGATCCTGCGGCCATCAGACCGATGACCGTCTCCAACATGCCGATGGTGATCTTGCGGCGGTCCATGTCAGCACTTCCACTTCCGCAGTGACTTGTTGATCCGGCTGTCCGGATCGTTCCTAGTCTTCTCGCTCGTCAGCTTCTTCTTCATCCCCTCCATCCGGGCGCAAAAGCTGCGTTTCCTCGGGCCGCCCTCGGGCTGCGGGCGCTTGAGGTTCATACCTTGGGCCTTGGCCGAGCGGCGACCCTTTTCGTTCAGGCCGCCCTCAGGATCCTTGCCCTCCTTGCGTTGCCAAGCCGGTGTCTTTGACATCAGAGGGGCCCCCCATTCTTAACCAAGACAAGCACAAAGAAGCTGGAAGCTTCGTTGTTGTTTGAGCTGCCCTGCGCAGTGGCCTCAATCGTTGTCTTCTCAGGAATGGCGACAGGATACTCGAACACATAGTCCGCCACGCCGTTGTTCACGGTAGTGATAGCCGCAGCACGCCGGATGTTGTCGGTTCCGATGGTCAGTAGGCGGCCAACAACCTGCGCGCTACCCCCGGGTTGTCCCGCAGAAAACAATCCCTGCGACAAATAACCAGTAAACCCGGCAGGGATAGTGTAGCTACCGGTGATACGACGGTTGTAGTCAAACTTGATCAGGTCATAGACAGTCTCAGGAACGCCCGCAGTAACCAGACCAGCACCGAAGTAAATGTCCCCAGCCGCCGACAAAGTGGAGCCAGCAGTCGCCACATACGCCTCGTTTATGTGCAAATAGGACTTCGCCGTAAGAACTTCCGTCTGCCCGTTTAGGGTAACGATCTCGGATATCTCACGGTAGTTCGCGTCCAAACCAGCAACAAAGACCGTTCTTGCGCCAGTCCCTGCCGCAGTGTCGTTCGCGTTAGACGAACTGACCTTTAGTTGCGCAGCGACAGGTATAAGCGGAAGAATGCCCGTGTATGGCCACACTGTTACCCTAGTCGTGTCAACGTCAGGGTTGTAGCCAAATACAGAAACAGAACGGTGTCCCGGGATCTGGCCCCGGGACACCTGCAGTTCAAACGGTTCTACCGTGCCGACCTGCGAAATCGATCTGATATCGTAGACCGACATGGCTCACCCTAGTTGTACAGCGCGGTGAAGCTCGAAAACACCGTCGTGCCCGCCGTGTAGGTGATGTAGGCACCATTCTCGAACATGATCCCCTCGTCAGGGATCACCACATCGCGCGTGCTGTTCGCCGAAGCAGGAGTCGGGACAGTCAACATTGCCGTCCCAGTCGCCCCGCCATTGCGGAACGGAAGTGTACCTGCGGTCGACGTGTGGATCAGGTACACCCCACGGACCCGTGCCCGCCCAGCGTAGACCACGTCCAGCGAGTTGTTCGCCATGCCAACCGTGATCGCGCCCGCCGTGTTGGCGTCCACACTGACCTGCGTCACCGTGCGGAAGTACTTCGTGCCTGTGACCGTGGTCGTCGCAGGACCCGTGATCGACTCGGTCTGCACGTTCCCGTTGACGTCAGTTCCCGTCACCGTGAACGTCCGACCACTGTCCGCACCAGCAGACGTGATCGTGATAAGCCGCGCCGCAACAAACGTCGCAACGCCGCCAGAAGCCAGCGCACCGTTGATGGTCAGGTTCTGCACGCCACCTGCAGCCGGGGTCTGCGACTGGCAGACCCCGTCAGCGTCAGCAGCAGTCGTATCCGCCA